CAGTCAGGACCACAACCACAAGTAGCTTCCATGGCTTCTTCCATTTCTTCGCCGTCATCTTTCTTGTCGTCTTTCTTTTTATTGGCTGCATTGACTCCAAGTATTTCAGTAATGGATTTCTTAACGATATCGTTTTCTTCCTTTACATCGTCAATATCTTTACCATCACCTGTACCGCGATTAGGTAGTGTTTGCACTACTTTCTTTTTGTAAGCCTTATCGTAATCAGCTTCATCATTAACCTTATCAGCTAGACGTTTGCCGTCCGTGATACCAGGTATTTCTCCGCTGAAAACGTGGTCAGGAGCAACAGGATGAGGAATTATCTCAATCGTGTGTTGATCCATAAAGCGCTTTTCTTCGGGAGCCTTTGGTTGGGCAACTTCCGAAAATAGATCTTTAAAATTTTTCATATTTAGTCCAGTCCCTAATTTAATTTATTCTATACTTTATTTATATTCAGTAAGAATCATCTTCGGCGTGTCCGCCAAGTGTCTTTTCGTCAGATATTTGTTGTTCCATATCTGCGGCCTGTTCTTCAGACATTTGTAACACGTTTGTCGTAATCCACTGATGAGAGAAATACTTACCTGTATAATCAGATATGTCTCTAAGAGTATTCAATCGTTCTCTCAAAATCTCAGCTTCTTTCAACTCTTCAAAGTAATTATCCTTAACAAAGTCATAACGAAGATCATTTCTAATTTCGCTAAACTCTTCAGGTGTTAAAATACCTTTGAGTATTAATTGCTTCTCAAGTACCATACTGAATATCCAAGAGAAGCGATTACGGATCCTTCTAATAAATTTACCAAACTTTAGCTCATCTCGAGTCATCTCGGATGTTCTACCAAAGCTCGACATAGCTTCTGGCTCTAAACGAGATAAGGGTACTTTCAACGCTTTAAATAATTTTCGTTGAAAATACTCTAAGTTTTCGTTACCGCTCAATCCTGGAGCAGAACCTCCTGCGAGAGTATCAACTTCTGTTGATCTTTCACCACCTCTACGTGGAAACCAAAAATCTTCAGTCATTGTTAGCATTTTTCTAGAATCAGTAATCTGTCCTGACTCTGAGTTATACTGTAACTTGTTCTTGTGTCGAGCCATCATATCACGAAGATATTGTTCTGCCTTATTCTTCGGCAAGTTACCTACATCAATATAAAAAATTCTTCTTTCTGGTGCTCTTGTTAACGTATAAATTATAACAGCATCTTCTAACATTCTTAACTGGTTTAAAGCTTTACTTGCTGGATGTAAATGAGATAATACTAAACTGTTATTCTCATTCATCAATCCTGAAGTGACTCGAGCAATTGCATCTTTCGAGATCTTAATTCCTGTTGTGCTACTGCTTCCGCCTGCCCCTACAGTTGCATTCTGAAACCCCGATTCCGAGTACATATAATACTCATTCTTAATCTTCTTAACAGGTACTCCTGAATGCGGATCTTTTTGTTTCTTATCAACTTCTCGTATTAACTTTAACTTACGAGGGTCAACGTACCTTAATTCGATTACACCCTTCTTAAGATCTTCAGGGTCAATTATAATATGATAGTTTAATCTTCCATCGACATAAAACTTTTGAAACATGTCGTATGAGTTGTTTGTAAAATCAAATAATGCAAGTACATTATCAAATTCTTTTACAATAGCCTTCTTAATCTTATCTGATAACTCTGTTTCTGTTAACGAGATATCAACAACTCTATCATTCATATCAACACTAATTGCTTCATTCACAATGTCATCAACTGCCTGACTAATTTCAGGCTGCATTGCCATTGAACGATATTTAGTAATAAGGTCAGATTCCGTTTTAGCGGAACCTTCCATATCTAATATTGTATTATAAAAACCACCAAGAGCATTACCAACGGTAATCGCTCCATCATCATTAGAGGGCTCAGCGAAACTAACTGGTATTGTAGTCTCATCCTCAGCCCTCTTTATATCAAATCCAAAAATTTTCAAAATATCATCCTATATTATAATTACGAAGTAGGAATCCCGGTATTACCCTCTACCATCCAAAGATCATAGCTAAAAGTAACATCGAATGTTTGTATCCCATCAGTATCCCAATCCATTGTTTGCGCAGCAATACTAGTAGGGAATAAACCTTCAAACTTGTAAGTACGCAGTGGGTCACCACTTTTACTATACTGCGTAATTAACGCGTTTGATTTGTAATCCTGTGGCAAACCACTCAAGTTAGTATCGTGTGAAACAATACCGTTCATCCAAGCTTCCAGCGCATTTCTGACTAAGAAATCTTCGTCATTGATAATTGTTACTGTCCAGCTATCAAACGTTCTCGCCCCTGCATACTTAATAGCACGACCGAAGTAATTAATTGTATCAATTGATGCAATAGTACTGGCAGGTAGTGCAGCAGCCTTTGCCATAAATGGAACCTTGAAATCGGCTGTAGAGTCTACTGGATTAAGAAGTTGCACTTGGAAAAGATTGCTACGAGCGCCACCACCAGTTAACTGGGATTTGAACTCATTTATATTAAATGCCATTCTTATTCTCCTTATTTAAAATATTTATTATGTTAGCGAGCCAACAATTTCTTCGAACTCAACGCCAGATCTTGTAGCAACAAAGGTTAACTCAATCACATTGATTGAACGCGCAGGCTTAATAAAGATATTAGCCCTGAACCTACCTGAGTCAATTACTGACGGAGTATTAACTGTTGTATCAGAAACAACTCTGAAATCAACGATTCCTCGCTTACCTTGAATGTCTCTTAAGAATGGTTCAACGATTCCTTTGAATTGCGCCTGAGTAAACTCGTCGTTCAATTCAAACAAGAATGATTCTGCAGCATTAGCAATTGCTTTTTCTACCGATATAAACAATATTCTAACATTGATACTATCAAAAGCACTGTTGCCGCCTAATCCTGTCTTATCACCGAATAGGACAACTCCTCTTCCTGCTTGCGCCATAACTGGGTTAACTTCATTGCTATATAGTTGATCTCTCTGAGACTTATTAGGATTAAAGGCAAGTTTGACAACGTTCTTAATAACACCCTTACGGAAACCGGCCGGGGATTCAAAAGGTTCAACTCTTGAAGCAAGACCTGCTATATCTCCGTTAAGCGGAGTGTATCTATATACATCGTTATACCTGTCGAATCTGTACTTATAACCAGAATCAATTACAGAGTAAGAAGAATTTGGTAATCCATTCTTAAACGCAATTATATTAGCAAGTTTAGCTTCGGATTTGCTTTCGTCAACAACATCTGATTTAGCAGGACTGATAAACGCAATTGCATCTTTTCTATATTCAGCAATGTTTGATATTAGATATGTACCTAGGTTGCCAACATCATCAGATTTACCACCAAGTATGAATGAAACATCAATTTCGTTAGATGCTTTAAACAAATCGTAACCAGGTGCAAGATCCGCTAAGGTTGCTAGTGATTCAGATCTTCCGTCTGTACCGACATTTGAACTTGTAAGTGCCGTATTACCTGAAACACCCAAGTTAGTACCTAATCTTTCGTATGTACTTGTCTGACTAGAAGCCTCAAAGTGGGCGGTATTCGCTACCGTAACCCATGAAGATTCTTGTTCAATTGTTTCTTTATAGTAATTTGTTTTACCACTTGGTAGTTTAGCTGTTGGGCTAACTGATACATCACTATATAATTCTAATACCGATCCAGCTGTACCACTGATTCCACCATCTCTATCAAGAACTGCAATATGATAGTTTGCAGTCGCAGGTGCTTTACCGAATAAATTGCTATAAGCCCATTTTCTTGTAATGGTAAGCTTATTTAAATTCGTTTCAGCTAATAGATATTTACCACCTAAAGCTATGGTATGATGAACTGCAGTTATAAGAACCGTGTTTGCTGTTGCATCTCCGTCGGCATCTCTTGATTCTTTGGTTACTGAATTAACAACGATTTCTTGATATCCTACTGAATCATTTCCAATAGTAATAATATCGCCATTCTCTATTGTTGTTATTTCGCTTTCTGGTAGGACTTCGAATGCTATTGATGACGCGTTAAAATCAACTGTTTGAGATGTTGCTTGTTGGGCGGTATTACCAGTAATTCTTGTGGCAGGAATTTCTCCTAATATAATTTCGTTATTGGCAAAGTTGAGGCCTTTAACATATGCTACTTCCAATGAATTACCTAACTTACCCGGGTACTTAGCATCGAATGCTCCGTACGTAGTAAATTCTGGGATTATGTCAGAATTTGCATCTCTCTGAATATCGGTTGAAGAAGCAGCGACTGCTCCGTTATCAACTCTTACTACATATAAAGCACTTGCGTATGAAAGGTAATCTGCCCCGACAAAAAATGTTTCATAGTTGTCAGCATTTGGAGTACCAAACCTTGAAACTAATTCATTTTCTGATGAAACAAGAACTACCTCACCTACAGGACCCCATCTAAACACACCGGCCATAGCTGCAGGTGGTGTCGCGATGGCAGGAACCGATGCTGACGCGTCCATTTCCCGAACGATTACGGAAGGACTAACGGAAAAAGCCATATTATTCTCCTTTAATATTATCTAATTAAATCTTTTTGTTACTGATTAATAGTTATCACAGTTTTATTTATAAAAGTTTCTATATCTAAAAATCACTGCTATCAGTCCGATACTCGATCCACCCCTGTTCATCAGGTATGTCGTCTCCAGTATCTATAAAGCCGAACGGTAATAATTCTTCGTCAAGCTGTTGTTCTGTTTTTTCTTTCAATGCCGCTAAGGTATTGATGTCTGTTAATTCTCTAAAGAATCTTTGGTCTGATAACCACGCAAACAATACTAAGGTCATTACCAAGTCATCATTATGACCTGACTCTGCTTCGTATGAATTGCCTCTTTTACTAAATCGTGATAACTCCTGTATTGTGTTATAATCTTGTAGTATTAACTGATTTTGTTCAATCAATAGTTTCAATATAGAACAACCTTTTGATTTTACGCTTTTTGTTGTTCGTATTCCATGATCGGATCTCTTCCCTCCAAAATTTGATACTTGTTTCCCAGCCCTGCCGTGGTTTTCAGTAAAGAGAAGATTTTCATAGCCGTAATCCATAAAGAGTATATCAGCAACTTGTTCACCAATATCGTTAATTTCAATTAACACTGCGCTCTCATTGTACATCAGCCCCATTCTATATATAACGGAGGCAAAGTCGACTGGACTTATGGTATTATCCTTATATACGCATACTTGTCTGTATGGCATTTCCGTCGTGTCAATTATATTAAAAGCTGAATAATCAAGACCTTTACCTCTTGATACATCAACTACCATTACATATGAACGTTCTTGCTGTACTGCTTCATATTGCGTAATACCTTCGGCCTCATGTAATGGCCGAGACGGCGCAAGTTCCTTGAGTTTAGTACCGCTTATTAGTGTACCCGAACTCCCTTGGAACTGACAGCAATATTCTTGGTTGAATTTTTCCATATCGAAATCTAATGCTTCAAGCGTTTCATCTTTCCATGCCTCATCTCGGCCAGGTACATCGTTCCACATAACCTCAACGTATTCATAACCATTCGTACCTTCTTTAGCACCTTTACAGGTTTTCCAAAAATGATTCAATCCATTGGGAGTAGAGGTCATTAATAATTTTGTTGTTTTACCAGATGATATCGTCGGATATACAGAAGCAAAGAATTCATCGAACCCTTCAATAAATGCAACCTCATCGAGATACAGAAAGGATATAGATTTACCACGAATAGCAGAAGATGTTGTAGTACCTGCATAGATCTTACAACCATTCTCTAACGTGATGTTACCTTTATTCCATTCTTCAATACCTTGTTGCATCCACTTGGGTAATGCTTCATAAGCTAGCTGGACACGACCTAAAACCTCTCGAGCGGCATCCCCTTTGTTTGCCAATATGGCTACAGTCTTGAATTCATTAAAGAGGATGTAGTGTAATATAACGGCTACTGCTGTAGTTGTTTTACCAGCCTGCCTTGATGTTAATACTGCAACTCTTCTTGAGTCAGTAATCTTACGTGTAATATCTTTTTGATAGTCATACATGTCCATTGGAATTAATCCATGGTCAACATGCACAATCTTAATATATTGCTCTGCAAAATAAACTGGGTCATCAGCACACTTCATATACTCTTTAAGCATCTCGGGAGTAAATTCAATTTGCTCACCGATCTTTTTAAGAAAGGAGTTACCGAGATAACCGCGATCCATTACTTATCTTCACCTTTAATCATTTTCAGCAAATCAGCCGTCGATACAATAAGGTTATTATTTGTAACGTTTGTACTCTTATCAGCTGATGGATTTTCTTCTTTTGCGTATCTTCTCTTTGTCGACATCTCAACGTAATCTTTGTTTGCGTCAAGTAATACTTTCATTAAAGTAGATACAACTTCAAATGCTCGAGGAGACTCAGACTGCTTTGCGATCTCAGTCATCTCTCTAACTGCGTCATCGCCAAGATTAATAATGTTCTCGATATTCGATTTAGCCAATTCAATATCTTTTAAATTCTCTGATGCAGTATCACTCATAACAACTGGTAGGCTAGCTACACTTTCTTGCGGTAGATTCTTTACAGAATCTACACTTTTCTCTAGTTCGCCCTCTATGGCGGATTCATTTGTTGAAAAGGAGTTAACTGGGAAGTCAGATATTTTCACATCTAATTTTTCCAAAGCTTCTTGAGTATCTTGAAGAGGTCTCATATTTAACTTTTGTGCTATAGTATCTTCATTCATAATATTATTTATCCATAACATTCCAGTCACCATCTTTGTTTACCCAAGCGCAACTTTGACGAAGCTTTGATGTACTAAACCGATGGTCACGTTTATTAAAGTAAAGTTCAATATCTCGTTTACGACAAATGTCCTTTCCTGTAAATTCTTTATCTCTATACTCTGCCCCTAAGATACGAACATTGATTGTATATAGTTCAAGTATATCTTCAAGATCTTGTTCTGTTGAATAAGGAATAATTTCGTCAACGTAACTTACCGCTTTAAGTTGACTGTATCTTTCAACAATTGTTTGGATTGGTGGATTCTTTTCTTTAGGACGATCTAGTGAAGGATCCATTTGTAATCCTACAATTAAATATTCACATTGTTCTTTTGCTTCTCTTAGCATCTGAACGTGACCTGCATGAAGCAGGTCAAAGCTGCTACAAGTAAATCCAATCTTCATAATGATATTCCTTCTTAACTAGGTTCTGTATCAGAGACTTGCTCTATGTATGCCCAGTTGTCGTCAAACTCAATCAAGCTATAATCAATAGTTTGGGTTATATCCGAGGTTGCTACATTGTTAGCTGTAGAACCTGGTTGTCCTGTTTGGAATTCCTCAAAAGGAGTATCCGAAGGTGTATCTGTTGCTAGTCTTGTATCAATAAATTTGATAACTGACTTATCTCTCTCAGGACCAAAGAACCACCCTTTCATTGTAAAGTCTAATGTATATAATATGCTTCTTCTTGTTGTAAAGGCGTCTTCATATAAATCTTCTGATGTCACACCACTTAATATGAGAGGGATATCAATTGCTTCCAATCCTGGTATCAGGTTCACGGTACTTGTAAACTCTGGATTAAAGAATGGTAATATTTGCTCTAAACATTTTACGGCATCTTCGTTATATTTTGCCATGATGTATAAACTGAATCCCATATTATATGGAGTTCCTGAATATACGAATCTCCTTCCACCGTTATCTACATCAACAACTTTCTTTCTTAATTTTCTTGTTGGCGAAACTTTTCGTTCAGCATCATATGTAAAACTTGTTAATTCAAAAGCCATACGAGGCAATGTCATTGCGAACGGTTGACCTGCGGTTGGGTGTCCAAATGCATCTTGTGTTGCCCCACCTTGTAATGTAGGATCTTGTTCAAGCCTTGCTAAAATCTTTTGATACGGTCCATAAGAAATAGGTACTATCTGTCTCTGATTGAGAGTTCCATCAGTACTTGTTCTACGAACTTCTAATTGATTAAAATATGTACCAAATAAAGCAACATATTTGCGAATCGTAGAATTATAAAAATAATTTGCTATTGCCATTAGGTATCACTTATAGATATGTTTTCACTGAAAGGATCTACCTCTGAAAAATCAATAATACCATCGGCTTCTATTTCAAAGTCAAGGTTCATTGAGTTATCGTCAGTTGCGGCAAGTGCCGATAATGTTGCGTTGTTTGCATCAACAATTATGTCTGTGTTATATGCAGCAAAGTAATTATCAATATTCGTACGGCCAGTATTAAACCTTTGATTTGAATATTCTAATAATTCACATTGCATATCATATACTTGTGTTTGTCCCAGTTGATAGAATATGCTTTCATGTTCAACGTATTTAATTTCAAACATCTTTTCGTTTAAAGGGAAGTAAATTAAATCGCCTTCTCTTGGACGAGTAAGTTCAACAACTTCTCGAGTCACGTGTCTTTCAAATGTTCTATTCGCAACAGTAAGTGTTAACGTATCTCGTATTTCTAAACCAAACTTAGATAAGAAATCGCCTTCGCCTTCAAAACCTTCCATACTCTTAACATAGGTTTCAAATTCAAACGTTTCATTATATTCTGGAAAGTCGTCTTCATTAAAAATTTTATCCCTGCCCTTTATTGCGCGGGTGATATAAATGATGTCAATGCCATAGATCTTAATTGACTCAATAACTAAATCGTCAATTAAAGATTGCTCTTGAATTTGAGCATAATTATTAAAAAATGTATTCGTTGCCATTACTTATCCAATATAATTATAGGAAAGCGGTTGTAGATTCTGGACTGCTTCTTCTTCCATTGCCTTTCTTTCTTCTCTGGCATCAGAAAGTATTTGTTCTCCGTTGAAAGATACTCCACCAACAAGTTGCATACCTGTAAA